ATAGTTGATGATTCGTAAGTCCTAGTATAAGTACCAGACTTCTTTGGTTTATTAGCATCACTATCTGGTTTATACTGAGACATATCAACGCCAAATTCACTGGCAATAGATCCTGCTCCACCTGATACGGCTGTGGTATCTAAAGGATTACCAGAGCCATACACAAAATTAGTTGACATTATTTAGTTTCCTTTGGTGTTAAGTATTTATCAAATACTAAATCTTGAGATAAGAATCTGTCATATACATACGAGAATCCAAGTTTATCATCTGACTTCAATTTATTTACTACTTGGTCGTATATATATCTCATATCTTTATTTGCTTTTGCATCTATAGATTTTACATCTCGTTTGGACAGTTCGTTTGCTATTTTATTTCTAAGGCTAAGATAAGTAGATATAGACTTCCAAGTTGTATTGTTACGATTATTCTTTACAAACTCTGGATCTTCTAGCATAGTTCCTAATCCGACAATTACTTTATTAGTTTTAGAACCATCTGAATCTAAGTAATCATCATACCAAGCTGTTTGAACATATTGACCTGAACTTTTATCAAATAAAGGTTTACCATCAGCATCGGTTTGAATTGCCAATTTACGAATAACTTGTTCTTTAATATACTTTAGATCTTCAGCGCCAGTTTCTTGTACTGATGAAAGACCCCGTTTTTGTAGTTCTTCATCAATTGCATCGGACATTTTGTTATACTTAATCCAACCCTTTTCAGCATCATTTTTTTTCTGAGACTCTGCTGGACTTTGTGATGACAAGAATGTCTCAGGTGAGTCAGGGGAGATTTTTCTATTATATAAAAAGTTATAAGATGCTTGAGAGAAGTCATAACCAGCAGGATCATTGACAACTAATCCAATAAGTTTTGGATCAATTTTACTTAACTTAGATATTAAAGTTCCATACTTTTTAACGTTCTCTGCTGCCTGAACTGAGGACTGTACCCCAGTAGGGTTCTTAGATAAACTAGCAGAAAAGTCAAAGTACTCAGGATAGTCATTAAGGAACCTAGTGTCAGCATCAAGACCATAAATTCTCTTATACTCTCTTGACTTATCTAAATAATATTTATAAGGGCTATCAAAGCGTGGAGCAAATGGCATAATTAAATTTGCTACAGTACGCATATTCCAATAATCTTTGGTCATATCCATAATTTTTTCTGGACTAACCGGTGGCTTACCATCACGCTTTGCGTTTTGTTGTTCTGTTTTCCAAATTAATTGATAGGTTCTAGCGAACTGTGGATCATTCAATTCAGCACTAGCAGTTATTTGCCTTTGAAGCCAAGGTGGTAAAAATGCTGAGATCTTATCTTTAGGTAATCCATAAGGAAACATTCCCTTTAGGGATTCTTGTATATCAGGTTGATTCCTAGTTAACTCAGCTACAGTAACTCCAACATATGGACCTACTGGAAATATATCAGAAAATAAATTTGGGTTACCAGTATTGTAAAGTACATCTAATCCACCTTGGAATATAATATCCAAGGATCCTTTTGGTATACCAACCCTGGTTAGACTTTCAAGTCCTGGAATACCTTTAAGACCTTTAGGTAAATCAAGCCAAATGGTATCATTACCACTTGTTTTTCCAACTGGCACCTGATTACCATCTTGATCAGTTACTAGACCTTCTCTGTTTGGAGACTGCCATACAAGATAACCTTTATTGAGAATAGATGGATCTGATGCTGCTAACTTAGTCCAAGTTTTGTAAGCGTTTTCTTGTGCTGAGAAGAATGGGTTAATATACTTCATAGCAGTAGCAAGATTAGTTTTACGCTCAATATTAAAAAGAATACCCTTCATCTCGCGCAAGGCAAACTTATGCGCTTGAGATAAAATAGCCTCTTGATCAGATTTGCTAACTATATCATTTTTAAGACCAGATAATAATTCTAATCTACGTCTAGCCTCTTGGCGATATAAGTGAACATAAACTGGATTTCTAGCAAAAGCATCTTCGGGCATAGTTGCTAATAATTTAAATAAGCTATTTATAATATTTCTTGGTTTTAGATCCGATACATTAAATAAATTCTCAGCAAGAACGTGACCGTGAATAATAGGTAAAGTTGTAGGATCTTTAAAGGTTGCCCTTAAATCATTAGCAGTAATATCAGATATCTTGTTACGTAAGTTTGAAGATACTGGTAGATATTGATCTAGGAATCCATTAACTTTATTAACATACTCAGTTGAATCTTCTGAGTTAATAGCTAATCTGCGGCGTAAATCGCGACCCTCTGGGGAAGCCTTTAACCAACGAGTAATATCGTCAACAGATTCACCTTTTATAATTTTTTTAACTACTGCTGAGTTACCAAATTGTGTACGTAATGTTTGCGCCCATTGATCAAAATATCCAGGGTCAGTAGGTTTAACAGCACCAATACCTTTAGACATAAGTTTGTTCTTATATAGATCAGTATTACTATCAACCATACGTTCAAAGGAATTACCAGATGATGCTATACGTTTGAACATATCACCTAGTGGCCCACCAAAGGCATCGTCAAGAACATAAACCTGACCATCAGATGTGGTTACTTCAAAAGATCCACGACCAATACTTTGATTTGGTTTTGCATTTTTAGACTTATTGATAACTTTTGAGTAGTGTTGATATACAGCACGTTTTTCTTCTTCTAAAAGTTTAAGGGTGTTAAGTTCGCCAGCTAGATCTAAGTCATCTGGTTTTAAAGATACTTTAGCTTCTAAGGTAGATATCTTTGTTTTAATATCATTAAGATCATTAACCACTCTAGTATTTGCTTGTTGGACTTGTTTAAAAGTCATACCAGAATCCACTGCTTTATATCTATCAATTAAACGAGCAGGTGTAGATACCTTATCGTATATTACATTTTTAAGACCAGGTCCTAGATGACGTAACTGGGCATATGCCCCAATGGATGCAGCAATACGTAAGGAAGAATCTACAGTGTTACGAATGGTATAACCTAAACGTAATAGAACTGCTGCTTTAAACATATCCTGAACAAAGTCTAAAGAATTAAATACAGCGTTTTTAGTATTACCTAAAAGATTAATTTGTCTAGCGTTTTGTTTTAATAGATCATCCATTAAATCAAAATCCATTATAGGTAAAAAGTTAGCAGTCTGAGATTCTAATTGAGGTATCTTTAAAATGGACCCATCAGTATCTACCATAAAGCCTTTATCTTTAATAGACTTTAATGCTGAGGTTCTAGCGCGACTATAGTTATTATAAATATCATTAGCAATTTCTTCAGTAACATTATACTTTGCTGCAATTCTTCTTAAAGCAGTACCTTCTAAAGCTAAGGTTGCTTGGAATTTTAATTCCGGTGTAGAAGCAGCCAGATATGGATCTAGTAAAGATTTACTTTCGGCTGGTGTTAGATTAAGTCTTTTTTCTAATCTAGAAACGTTAGCAATAACTTCTCTATAAGAATCTGGATCATTAAAATCCACTAATCCTGCTGGGCGTTCTCCCGCTAACCAAGAAATCTTTTGATACATTTTATGAAAAGGGGTAGGTTGGAATACCTCAACTTTAGGAGCACCTACTGCTTGATCATAGAATTTAAGAGATCTTGATTTGGCAACAAAGTCTTCAACGCCTTGTAATACTTTACCAGTAGTACGAGTTAATGCACCGCCAGCCTTACCAATCTCCATTAGATCAGCAAAGTATTTATCATTTGCTGCTAAGGATCTATAGTTAGATAGTGCCTCATCTGTTACTGCTTTATTATCATTTAAAAAAGGAAGCATACCTGAACCATCAGGTGCTGCAAATAATTTAAATTCATCTACTGCTGATAGTTTGCCACGCTCTGCTTCTAAGGCATCGGAGATATGTACTCTCTGTGCTCTTAAATTATTTAACGCCTTTGGATCACCAAGAGCGGAGCGAAGAATAAGAGCGGTCTCATCTACATCTACTGAATCACCTAATAGGTGTGCAAGTAGTCCTGGGTTAGACGAAGATTTAACCATAGGATGAGATATTGCATAAGTAGAATTATTATCTGTAAAGTCTTTTAATATTTTAGTAAAACGATTGTTAACACCATATTGTGCTTTGGTGATTTCTTCTGCTGCCTTAGCAACCGCATCAGCATTATTTAATTTGCCAACGCCTAACTCACTTGCTTTAAGAACTTTAGCTGCTTTTCCTCCAACAAGGCTTACATCACCAAATAGTTGTGCAAATACATCTACACCACCTGAAAGTGATCTACCCCAAGCGCTCTTCTTAAAAGCTGCTTCACGCTCTCTTGGATCGTAAATATTAAATTGTGGATCGTAAGACATTCTACCTGCTGCAATACCGCCACCAACAACTGCTTGACCAAGAGATATTTCTTGAGCACCCTTATATGCTTTCTTCCAAGCATCAGGATCAAAAAAGTTAAACAGTCCACCTTCTACATCTCCCATTACAAGTTGGTAGGTAGTAAGCGGTTCTCTAATTACTTCTTGATTTGCTTTATATAAAAATTCACCAGCAGCAGCAACGCCTGGTACTTTATAAATTGCACCACCAGCAGAAGCAAATGGTTTAACTACATTTTTAGTTGCTTCACTTGCTGCTGTTTTAAAAGGTTTAATAAATCCATTGTATTCATCATCATCATTCCAAGGAGCAGTTCCTACATCCCAAGCAAAACGAGCTGGAGCAGTTACTAATCCTGCTACCTCTCCGCCAAATTTAAAAGCATTTTTAGCAGTAGTAGATGCTACATCACCAATTCTGTTCCATACACTCACAACTGATCCCTTAATTGTCTAATAGCTTTACGAGTCTCTGGTGATGTATTGGGTAGATCTGAAACGTAAGCAAGTACTGGCATATAAGATGAAATTGCTGCTCTAAAATTTGTATCATCTGGTTGGCGCATAGCAAGTGCTTCTGATCCTGCACCATCTCCCATATCAATACCATTAGTAATAGGTTCATCTGGGCGTTCTGTTGGAGCGAATAATGGAGTAACTGGTGCTTGCACTACCGGATTAGCAGGTCTTCCACCTACATTATCTGCAATGCCACGAGTCTTTGACTTAGGTGCTGCTGTATTAAGTGCAGCAGTCTCGCCGCCTTCTCCGTATGATGTTGAACCTAAACTCATATCTGTTCTCTTGGAGAATTTACCTGGGCCTGATGCGCCAGCTAATGGACCTCTTGCCATTATTCCTCCTTTAAAGTTTCTAAGTCTTGCGAAAATTTTTGCCAAACTTTATCTTCTTGGCTTTTTTGATTTGAATGATAGACAGCTAACTGGTGTAAGTCATCTGCTAAAGCATCTATAGCCGATGCTATATTTAAAACGAATCCTGTAGCGATTACGAAGTAATCAGACGTTCGTACTGGGCGATTAAGATTATTATCGTTATTCACCCAGTACTCCTGTCATTAAAATAATTACGCTTTTGTTCCTTTGCGACCTGCTGGTGTGTAGCCGAACTTAACTTCTCCACCTGCTGGCTTGGCTGTATCCATCTTGCCTTGTACAGGCTTGACCTCTACAGACTTTTGAAATGTTCCCTTTTTCATTTTCACCTCCTTCTATTATGCTGCTCCGCCAATGGAGGCGAGTAGTTGTGCGATGTCAGGTCTAGGTCCAGCAGCAGGGGCCTCTCCGCTTTGTTGTTGTTCAGTTGGCTGCGAGGCAGGAACGGGGGCCGTTCCTACTGCTGGAATACTAGATTGTTCTGGAAGTGCCGGTGCTGTTGGTGCTACTGGCTGTGGTTCTGGTGCAAATGCTTTTTCTATAATAGTTTCTAATTGGAAACCTTTTTGTCTGCCTTGGATTACTTCGGCAATTCTCGTAATGATTTGAGATGGGTCTTGACCTTGGGCAGCAAGCGCGGGAATAGCTTGTGCATACTGAGCAACAGCAACCCTAAGAGAATCACGCATTTCTTCAATGTCAACTCTTTGTTCTTCTTGCGTAACATTTAACTCCATTGGTATTTCTCGGCGAACATAATCACGGGACACTAATTTATCGCTACGCATTTGTAGTAATGCAATGATGGCACGGTTAGGATCCATACCAGACATAATTCCGTAGCGTACA